AACTCTCTTAATTCTTCGGTAAGTTCTTCTATTCTGTTTCTTTTACTTTCAAACGCTTGTAGTCGTAAATCGGCAGAAGAAAAGTTGATGAAGTTTGTAAAGTTTCTATAATCTGTTGTATCGATGAACCGCTGTGCCTTTCCTTCCAGCTTGCTATTCAGTTCATTGTACAAACTTCCAGTTTCTCCGATTAGTTGTTCCATGGACAACGCTTCAGTAGAGTTTCCTTCATTCTCTATTTTGATTAGAAAATTTGGACCACGCAAAGGTATGGTATTTATTATCTGCCTTGAATAGTAATAAACATTTTGGACGATTGGTAAAAATGCAAAATCACAAGTAATCCACACATCTGTATTTAGTTCTACATCGTATGGCAACGGTTCGAGTAATTTCAATGCCAATACATCGTAAAACCTTGAATCGGTAGATGCGATGGATTTTCTGTTGATTATTGATATAGGCTTTCTACCTGGTATATTTAAATAATATTTAAAATATCCAGACAAGTTTACGTTATACTTTTGCTCCAGCCCAAATATTATCGGATAAAATATATTGTTGTAAAATATAGTTTGTAAAAATTCTACAATCTGTGGATATGTGTCCGGTTTTTTGTTTGTTATCCGATTTAATTCCTGGTCCACAATATACAAGAACAAGCTATAATAGTAATCGCGAATAGCACCAAAAGTGTAACCAGTTTCATAGTTTTGATATAGCCAGTTTTTAAACTGGTCATAAATTCCAAGTACGTCGTTGTTTGCGTATTGTCCATTACTTCTTAAGTTTCCTTTCTTCACTCCGTAATATATGTCATTCAGGAAAGAAATAACATCAACGTCTTTTTTAAAACTGTAGTTTAATTTTAATTCATTCGACCCGCTTGGGTTCTGGGCGGCGGCTTCATTATAAATCTGATATATTTCTGGGGCCGATAATCCAAATATTAAATCGTCAGAAATTTCATTTACTTGTATCTGTGCTTTGGAAAATATATCATACTGAGTATTAATGTCCGACTTATTACCCTTTATAGTTTTAGGTATTATTCCTATTTCTGTTCTGTTCGTAGAAATACCATTTATGATAAGTTTATTTTCGCTCCCATTTTCATTACCGATGATGTTTCTGCCAAGTTCTATATAAAGTTTATAATTTCCGTTTTGTACTCCAAGATTGTTTAGATTTTTGCTTACATCAAAAAACAACGACTGCGTTTCTGTTCCAAGTATTACAAAATCCGTGTTATACTTTTTGTAGGAGTATGTTATAAACTGGTTGAATACATCATAATAAGATGACGTATGAAATGAATATTCTCCGGTGGAATATATCATGGACGACGTAATCAAACTATCGTCTAAGTTATATATTCCAAATTTTATATAATCTTGCTCTTTCTGCCCAAATGGAAAATTTTTGAAAGTTTTTCCATCCGTGTAAAAACTTAAATCTTCTTTGCTTAAAAATGATCCAAAACTCAAAGATGAGGTAGAAGTTACTGTATATTGTACGTCGGATAAATTCATAGCTCTGTAAATGTTGGGTCAATTCTAGTTTCAACTTTTACTGGTTCATATACAACATTCTTCAACTCTATGCTTATAGAAGAACTATACAACTGAGATGTTGTGTTCAATATCACCAAGTTTGCATATTCATCTATATTCGGTACAATATAACCGGTGCTTAATAAACTTTCTACATCTGCCTGATTATATCCAATTAGATTTGGGTTGGCTTTCATCTAGAAATCTTGAATGTTGTTGGAATAGTATAGGTCATTATAGACCCACTTTGTTCTGAACGTATTTCAACCTTGTAGTATCGTTCAGACGCAAGTCCGCTTGTATCAAGCATAAAATAGTTTCCTGTTGGATCACAACTTAGACGAGTAAAATCATCATATGGAAGTATTGTTTCTTCGCTTTCTGCATCTTTGATTTGGTAATAACTGGATGACGGTAGATAGTATGGCGAAAGATAATCGGAGAATCTATTAGTAAATGTTTTTACTGGATATCTCTGTCTTGCGGCGACATCCATACGAACAATAGAACCGAACTTGTATTCTCTTGCCATATTCTTCATATTTACTACAGCGTCGCGTAGTTGTATAGCATCAGCACTGCCAGTATTGATGGTAGAATCATACCAGCATACATCAAGATATGGTGAGTATATTGTATTGGTTTCTTTGCTAAAGAACTTCAATGATCCATAATCCACAGAACTTGATTCGTCCGCGTGCATCAATATGAATCCTTCGTTTGGTATTGCTCTGGTAAGCCAAGCATTTACTATTGGAGTAACATCCATTCTTACGTCAGATGTTTGATAATCAAAGTATTGATAGCAAGCATATGAACCTGTCGATATTATACTGGAAGAAACTGGCGGAACATAACTGCTTGTAGGACAATCTGGGAATGGGTTGTATTGACTTATGTTTGGATACTCTGCATATCCAGAACCAGATGCTATAGAAGCACTATCCATCCACCATACACCGCCTCCGCTACAATCGGTCAGAGATCCAGTATTCCACCATTTTTGTAGTTGGTCTGCACTATAAAACTTCCAGTTTGCTCCATCTGATGTGGATGCTCCATCGTATTTGTATCCTGTTCCCATTGCCCAAGACTGCGAAACGGGATATGCGGCAAGCGAATAACGAACTGGTACTTCTTGCGACTCACAAATCTTCAAGTTCAAGAAAAACTTGGGGCTGGTAATTGTTGCCGCCGCTATAGATTGCGATATTGTAGATAGGTCAAAATGTAAAAGTGCTCGTGATAAGACAGCACCCATAGTAGTTGGACCAGATACATCTTTATATGAACTGGATACTATTCTTGGATCCGTAGAACCGGAATTAAAAGACGCTGATTTTGGTCCATTTAACAGTTCTATACTTGAACTAGTATACGAAACCAATACAGGAAATGTACTTGTACTTGAACAACTATAGCCAGAGACTCGCTTCTCAACTTCTAATAGTTCGTCCAAACCCATATTTTTGTACATATAGGTTGGATAGTTGGTTATAAACGTGTCTTTTGTTGGATATAAAAAGTAGTGCATTTATATATTTCTTTACTTTATAAATATAAACACCCGACAGATATTCTGTATATATTTATGCTACTCTGCCTACTATATCTTTAGTTGGAAAACGTACTTCAAACACCGATGGATCTATGGATGGATATATAACCTTATCTATTGTGGCTTTTTCGATGTTATATTCATACTGAGAATAATCGCCATCTTTTAGTGTAAGGTTTTTTACACGCAATTGAGTTACGGATTGAACGCCATCTACTTTGGCAATTTCTAACTCAAGTCTGCTAAGATTGATTGGCTGACAGAACTTAGTATTGTTTATGTCAAAATATTGCTGTACCAGTGTTAGGCAATTAGCAAGAACTTCACGCTTATTATAGTTTTTATAAACAATAATGCTAAAGTCCACGCCAATATTGATGACATATCCATCCAACATATTCACACTATCCGTAAGCATTCGATACTGGTTTAGATAGTTTTTCAGGTTAGTACGTACTGCTTCGTTAGTAGGAATCAATCGTTGATTATTGTCATAACATAGCAAATATAGATTTATGGCGAATGGATTATTTTTATCCGGATTAACTTTGTTTACTGTACCAGGTGCAAAACTTCCAGTCTGTATCGAAGAAGGCTGTGCTTGTATGTTAGATAGGTCCAGTTGAGTATCTGTTACTGCATAAACTTTAGCAATAGATCCATATTTTGAAGGCATTGCATATGTTCTTACTTCATAGTCACCTTGCGTTACTGCTCGGTTTTGAGCAGCAAAGTATGCCAGTGCATTATTGCGAATTTCATCGTTTGTTTCTGCGGCTTTTCCTCCCGTCGCTGGTATTGGATTGTTTACCCGGACAGAACGACGTACCAAATTGGTCAAATTAAATTCCAACAACCCCATTTCTGTCAAATCACCGAAAAATTCGACAGAACTTACATTTTTGATTGCATTTGCATTTACGTTGCTTTCTACACCACCACCAACTACATATCGTATCGTCAACGTCGTGTTTGATGGAGCCTGCCCAAACGCTTTAGAAGATAGAAAATTTGATGGATCATATGCAATATTTTCTGCTCTAAAAGTCGTAGGTTTATTTACCGTAAATGCGTTTGGTATAATCAACTCGTCGTCTTTTATGCTAATACCAGACCCAAATTCCAAAAACGTTGTGTTATCTGCATCAACGCCTGTGACAAAACGTTTTGATGTACGCAAATATCTTAACAAAAATGGCGTAGTATCTCTGTATGCGGATAGAGTAACATCATTTTTATAGATATTTTCATAATCTACTGGTACTAAATCTTGGGCAAGATAATCTGTCTCATACCATCTATTTCCATCAGAATCATACACATCTAATACTTCTATTACATTAGTATCATCCAAGTATATTTTTAAAAATGGAACAGGATCAGCAACTGATACAGTTTTTGTTAATATTTGTCCAGAAAATGCGTCTACGCTCTTTTTTAATACAAAAAATTCTGGTTGTCCCGCAGAATTTCTTTGAAAAACAGAAATTTCGAGTGGATCGTTTTTTGTATCTACTGTAAAATCTACGGGCGAATTGGTCAAAAATGTTACGTTGGTATCACTAGTGGTAGACATTCCTGGTTTTATGATTTGAGCATAATTTAGATCTGGAACCATTTCTCCATCGCCGTTAGATTTTGCGGGAACTAGTTGATATACGTCCAATCTCGTAACTGACGGTATTGTTGCCTTTGCTTTATATCCTACCGATTTTGCCGCATCAATAATGTTTTTTCTTTCCTCGGAATTTACTAACATAGACTCCTTGAATTGATAATCTATGTAATATGATAATACGTCACCAACATACGCCGCCATTTCCATAAACATCATTCCAGTAGATGCTTCGCTAAAATCTTTATATGTATTTGGATAATACGTCTTGGCAAAATCCATCAACGACTGTTTCAGTTGAGAAAAGTCTTTGTTTAGATACTTAATATCTTTCTTATCCGGTTTGAATGATTTTGGTGTATCTAATATCATATGTTGCTGGTGTTCATTGAAACTTCCAAGGTTTGTTGCTGTGTTACTCCAATACTAGGAACAGTGAATAACACTTTGACGCCAATAGTGTATTTATCTTTAAATTCAGAATCGTTAGTGCTTACTTGAACATCATTTACATTGACATAAGACATCCATCTCGTGATATCTTTTCTGATTGTATTTTCTATTAACGCGGAAATATCGTCGGTATAATTTTCAAATAATACATTCCACAACCCAGAACCAAAATCTGGATTCATTCTTCGCTCTCCTTTTTTTGTGCGCAACAACAAATTCAAGTTTGATTTTACTTGGTCTATTATGGTGTAACTTTGGTTAAAATAACCTTGTGGCCCATGTGTTATGGGTAAAGTTATGCCATAAGGTTGTATTGCTGTTGCCATTTATTTTACATTGGACGCTTGGCCTTCGCCTTAGCATCGACTGCTTTTAGAAGTTTTGAATAATCTCTGGTCAATGCGTTTGCAACCGCAGCAACCTCCTTATTTTCGTTTAATGCCTCTTTTGGTAAAGTTTTTATTACATCGATTGCAGAAGGTGTAGAAGTTTGTTCTTCTATAGGAACACCGCCGACAGTTTCATTTAATACCTGGTTCAATAATGGATTTTTTGTATACATTTTAGGTGCTTGAACTGTTTGTTTTTTTACAGGTTCCTCTAACCCAACGTTGAAGTTTGGTTTTCTTGTTGGAGCTTGGTCGGATTGCTTTCTTGTCTCAAGTATTGTTGCCGAGTTCTCTGTCATTTTTTCTGCAAGCACCTCCATCAATAACTGCGGAAGAGCATTATGAACTTCTTCTTTTACGATAGTTCTTATAATATCTACTAGTTCGTTCTTTTTCATATATATGGTTCTTTATATAAATATATAGTATTTTTAATAATCAGCCGGTTGGCGGAAAGGTAAATGATTTAAGTGTAGAACCTGCGGTGGATGTAAATTCGCTCGTTTTTATATTTGAAGTTGCCAATATACCTTCTCCGACTTTTGGTGCAATATTGCTAACATCCGGAAATCCGGATAAATCTGGTTTTGGTGCCGGTATTTCTATCGTTTCACCGTCTTCATTTGTTGTAGTTTGGGGCGGATTTAAAGTATTAAAGTTGCTCAAAAACGAATCTTTTGCTCCACCTACTACGCTATTAAGTTGACCTTGTAGGTTGTTTACTCCGGTAGAATCAATCGCCGTTTGCAACTGACCCAATGCTTGACCTTTAATGTCGTCTACGACACTACTTAACAAATGTTTTAATAATTCGGAAGGATTTGCAGACATTGCTGCTTTTATTACGGACACTGCTGCCAACGCCATTCCCATGTTTATTTTTAATCCAGGCACAAACGGAGGAACTATACTTTTATATTTTGCTATCTGTTCGGCTATAAACTTAGGACCAGCACCAAGATTTATACCGGCTAAATCTATGCCTGGAAATTCTGGCAGTTTGGGGAAATTTAGACCAGTCAAATTTAAATCTATCTTTGGCATGCTGGCGTTAAATCCAAGTGTTTTAAGCGCGTCTCCAACGGGAGGTAAAGATGTTGGAATTCCCAGTGAAGATGCCGCGCCTCCTATGCTCGTGGGTACTCCCAAACCGGACGCTGCACCTCCTATACTTGTCGGTACTCCCATAGTTTGTCCAATTCCACTCAAATTCAAGCTTGATGGACTAGATATTGGATTTGTTATACTTAAACTCGGAGCACTAATGGATCTTAAAGATAAATCGGGTGCTGTTCCTGTTAAAAATTTAGGGGCACTTGTTCCCACACTTACCGAAGGGGTACTTACACTTATTGAAGGCGAAGAAAAAGTGGTAGATGATAAAGACACGGACGGAGCCCTTACTACAGATAGTGCATTCATATTATCCTCCCAAGAATACTCTACTACTTAACAGTGAACTTAACTGCGATCTTAGTGCAGTTAAGCTTATTTGAGATGCATACAGCGATTGCATTTGTTCTGCCCACATCGCCATAGCTGGCGGAAGAGATGGGGTTGTTGGTCCAACTTTGGTCATATGAAAATGCGATATTAATGCAGTTAACATCTGTATTTGGGTATTAACGTTCAATAACATCCAGTCGCACAACGAATACATCCATAACACGGTAGTTCTTCCCAATAATGCCGGTTGATCATTTGGTCCTTCGGTATTAAAATTTAAATATATCTTTGGGGCGTTTAGCGTCATTATTCCCTTATTGGACGTTATTGTTGTGTTCCCGTAAGAATTCAAGGAAAGCACTTGATCCGTGGAGATTCCTATCATTTTCTTGGAAAAGAATAGCATTTCGTTTGCCTTCGAAGAAAATACCAATCTATCGCTGTTTATTACGATTTGGTCACCATCTAATTTTGGAAAAGGAATACCTTTTGTTACATTTACCATTCCCGTCGTAGTTGCGGGAGAAAAACTTGAAATTGTTTTACCCGATGTAATATGTAAAGAAGACCCATCTTTATTTATGTCTTCTATCGTATAACCTTTCCCTGTGTATCCTTGTGAAAGTTTTATCGGCGCTTGTCTATTTCGTATAAGTATCATCGGGTTGCCACCATTATCCGAATATTCTCCAAGTCCATTATCATTTCCGCGATTGTTGTCGTATGCTCCAAATCTTATAGACGACCCAAATCTTGATTGTAATATGGTATCTCCCTCATACGATTTCAATCCGCGTATTTTTGGATTAAACTTAAAATAGCTCCCCAATATTCCCGTATAATCATCTCCCCCCGAAAAATTAATTTTTGATTCCGGACCCGTATATCTACCATCGGCGGAATATTCGTTTTTATTTCTTTCAACTTGCCCCGACGTTCTTTCCGCAGAAAAATCTGCATTTGAATTTATCGTGGAATTTACATTAAGTTTTCTGGTATAAAAATATTGATCTCTGTATTTTCCAACGATTACTATTTCGTTCATTAGGGGATATTCTACAATACCCGTATTTTCCATTGGAAATGCCCAGTTAAGCGTTTCTTTTTCTTCATTAACTTGGCTGTTTAAAAATCTAAATCTTACTCTTCCTATCCAAGAATAGTCGTTGTCGGATGGATTTGGCTCACTTCCGTCTATGTTCGGAGGCCAAGTATCGACCGATAATATGCCCGATGAAAATATTGGATGGGTTTCATCCAACACAACATCTAGAACCACCGCTTCTTCCAACTCATAAAATAAATTTGTATCTGGTTTTCTTTCTATGACAAAACGTTTTGACGCAAGCATATCATCTTGCTTAGTATTTTGTTCCGCACGCCTGTCAACGGTATTATATGCCATAATTTATTTAACCTTCTTTTCGGTTACTTCCGGTTTTTGTAACTGTTTGGCGGTTTCTTCTACGGTAGCCATCAACTGCTTTCGTTCTTCTTCAGTCAACAACATAGCACCACCTTCGCCTTCTGCTCCACCCTTGCCACTCATTAGTCGTTGTATAATAGCAGCAAGTTTGATAAGTTGTTCATCGTTTCTTACACCCACATCAAAATATTCTTTCAATAATGGCACAATCATGGTGGCATCATTGATGGTTTTTATCATTTCACGCAAATCTGTAATCAGAATATCTATCTGATTCTTCTTTTCTTCGCTGTTTTTGACGATGTCTTTACACAGGTCGGAGAAGTTTTTGCCCTTAAAAATCTCTATGTCATTATCCATGACTATAAATAGTATTTATAATATATATTTAGATTTTTGCCCCGCTGATTGTGCCACGATTTAGATATTCTTCAGCGATGTTTTGCTGGGTAGCCTTCATTTTATTGATGACTTTAGTGATTTTCTGCGTTTGGCAGTCGGCGATTTCTCGTATATATAAATAAAGTGCCTTTTTATTGAATACATCAATGCGGTCAGCGTTTCTGAATATTTCTATAACAGCGTGAGCAATCTTTAGGTCTTTTTCCTTGTTGAACATCTTATGTACGTTCTTATCCCAGTAATCTACCATTAGTGCTATAAACTCGCGTGTTTCACTCTCTTGCTTTTCGTGTTCTGGCTCTACTACAAACTCACCGGCATCGCCTGCTTGCTCACATATTTCAACGTGCTTCTTGAACCGCTTATATGTTGTATTATTATCTAAAATAAACCAGTTCTTGGCAACAATGCTGAAGTAACTAAATGCCTTACCCTTACCTGGCTCATATTTGTCTATATTAGCCACCATATGCGATATAGCCTGCTTTTGTATTTCCAGAGGGCTGACATCCGCATAACTAAACTTGAATGTGTTATAAACGTTTTCTGCTATCTTAAAGAACGCTTGCTGAATATGGTCGTTGTATATTCTATCTTTTTCTCTGGAATCTGTTGTTTGGTTGTATGCTATGATCGCTGCTTCTGTTTCTGGGGTAAAATATACATTTGATACTTTTGGTGTGCCGTCTTTTTGCTTATTCTTGGCACCTTTTGGTCTGCCCCGTGGTCTCTTCTTTGGTTCAATCGGCGTATCGTTTATTACAACCGGAACAATAATCTGCTTTTTTATCTTTGGTTGCTTCTTGACCTTTTTTATATTTTTGGACGCTACTCGTTTTACCTTTTTGACGAGTTTTGTTTTTTTAGCATTCTTCTTCAGTTTCTTTTTTTTCATATATTATTTTATCTTCTCGTCAAACTCTTTGATTATCTTTACGATTTCAGAAAACACAAATCCTACATCATCGTCCTTCTCAAACAAGTTTCTGTCATCTACCGCTTTTATTCTGTTGTATACATCAGACACTTCGATTCTAAACATATCAAGCCACTCTTCGTATACTTCCATCTTTTTGAGTAGATTATAGCACGCATATCCCAACGCACAAGTCGTTAGGAAGAATATAACCAGCAGAGTTATTAGTAACCACATAAAGAGTATTATTCTTCGTCTTCCTCTTCTTCATCTTCGTCGGGATCATATCCAAGTTCTTCTTTGATGATGCCCAACGCATCTTCGACTGAGGGCCAACTGCGGCTTTCTAGTGCGTATTCTAATAGTTCTTTTACTTCTTCTAGGTTATCTGGGTCAATATTCATAGTATTTTCCATCCTTGGTCAACGAGTTCCAATGCCTTCTTGTATTTTATATATTGTGTTTCACCATTTTTTTCCACAACAACCTTATCATTTCTGCCGTGTTTTACCTTTTTTTCTACCGGCTTGATGAACTTGACGCCAGGATCAATCATTAGTCTGCCATTCAGATGGTCGATTTCATGCTGAACGCAGATTGTTTCTAATATACCAACATCGTCATATACGCTCTTTTCTGTTGGCGGGTTTGTATCTGGACCAAATGGGATAGGGTTGGCGTGGTTAAGAGTATTGACGGTTACTTTCAACTTACGCATCGTATTACAACTCTTGCCCGGCAAACTTAGGCAACCTTCAAGATAAATGATATTTTCGTTACTAACTTCTGTTATAACAGGATTCATCAACACAACTGGCGGTTGATCTTTTCTGGCTCTAATAACAGAAACACTTTTTGATATTCCTATTTGATTGGCAGATAGTCCAACTCCACCGTGAGGCA